GCAACTCCCCTAAGATCAATTGCTGAGGGACCATCCCTTAAAGATAAAGAGTTAGCTGCTTCTGTTTTAACTTCGCTGCCTATGATTATACATGCTGATTTATAAGCAGTCAAGACAGTAAAATCTGTATCCTTGTTTACGACAGGATCAGGACTTATTGTTTTTGCTGCAATGTCTACTGTGTATGTGTAATCGAAATCAGATGCATCATTAACGTTATAGGCTCCAACTGCGATAATCTGCTCAAGTCTTGAATCGGTATACTTAGAGCTATCTAAGTCACCAATCAAGGTTCTCACAAACAATAATAAATCTGTTGTCCAAGCCATTTTATTTTCCCTTATATTAATTATAAAGCTACTGCTTCTGTATTAGTATACACAATAAATAGTGATAGCAAATAAAAAAACCGCCCTATCATTACAATAGCGCGGTTTCTTATAGAATCAGGTTCTAAATTAGAATGAGCCAGCGAGAACTCTTCTATTATCAAGAACACCAAATCCAATCTCAGCCCAACCGTAGTAACCCTGACGCTGATGTCTGTGAAGAGCTTCGTCTTCATAAACTTCAACTTCTTTTCTAACGGGCATTACAAAGCTGTCGTTTGAAGCTTGGTCCAAACCGATTACCAATTCTACATCAGCTGCTTGGAGGGAACCGCCGAGATCGCTAGTGAAGTAGTTTTGATATTCTTGGTTGTCACCAAATTCAAAGAGGTCGTGAAGGTTTACACCGAAGATACGAGTAATTGAAGCTCCGTCGTCACCTGCAACGTAAATTTCACGGCGTGAAACTTCGTCAAGCTGATCGACACCCCAGTTACGGATATCTTCGATTGCTTCTGGCGAGAGGTACATGTCGCTCAAGCGACCATTAGCAGTAACACTATTACCACCGCCATTACGACGCATTACAGTCTTCATCAAAGATACAAGACGCTTTGTAAACTGACCAGCAGCGGCATCGGCATCATAGACCAAGATGTTTCTATCAACAGCAGCGGCTAGCAATGTGTGCCATCCGTCGTCGTTGATTTTCTTTACAAATGAAGCTTCCAAAACTTGCATTGCGCGAGCAACAACATTCCAGTTAGCTTCACGAGCATACTTAAGCAAGAAGTCAATCGAGCTTGTGATGCCGTAAGTGTTAACCATTACGTAATCGCCTTCGACGCTACGTTCTGGAATACGACCGTGACCCGGATTAGTATAAGCGACATGTTCGCTTTCTGTACCCGGAGCAAGAAGGTCAAGAGGGAATTCAGGTGTGGCACCCGGTTCAAGTGGCATAGCTTCATAAATTGAAGTTACAACATCACCGAATAAAACACCTTTACGTAGTGGCAATTCCAAAGCTTTAGCGATTTCGCGCTGAGCTTCAATAGCCACTGCTTTATCTGAACTACCGGATTGCTTTAGCAATGCGATGAATTCATCAGAAGGACGTTCTTTAATATTCATTATCTTATTCTCCTTTAGAGGGCTAAATTTAAGGATTGCGTACGCGAGCAGGAGTACCGGGCAAATCAACTTCAATCTTTGCGTAATCGTCTTCGTCTTTGCTAGACAAGAAAATTCCAATTGGAGTGTTTGCTGTACCACTGTGGTCAGTAATTGTACCACTGTTAGCGATATTACCACTGAACGTAATAAAAGCAGGTTCCCCAGCTACAGGTGCAGTTGCACAAGAAATACTACTTGTAACAACATAACCCTTGCGAAGGATCGTAACTTTTCCACCCTTTTGGATTTCATCTTTATGCTGATTGATGTGTTGACGTGTGAGGTCAAGATCAACCATGTCATTCAACAAAATGCCAAGAGGAGCTTTACCGGAAGCAGCCGTGTAGGTAACCAAAGCAGCGCCTTGATCCATAGCAGCACCACTACCACCAGTACTTAAAGAAACTACACCACCTCTAGTAGCTGCTTCATTCATGAAGAAGCTAATATCGGTTTGTAATTCATTTCTATCTGATTTAAGAGCCATTATATATTTCTCCTTGTTAAATTACTTAAGGTTTGCAGTTGATTTCAGAAGAGATCCAAACCATTCACTAGCTGTAGAACGAAGTTCCTCTGCAGGATCTTCTTCATCAATAGCTTCAGCCATTGCTAGGTCAGCTTCTTCTTCTACTTCTTCAAGAACTTCGACACTTGCTTCGGCTTCTTCAACTTCTTCTTCAAGAACTTCATCAGCTTTAACTTTTTTCTGTGCCTTTTCTTTATCTTCTTCTTCTTCTTCTTCTTTTTCTTTATCCTTTTTTGCAAAAGGATTTTCTTTCTTCATGGTTGCATTTCTTTTCATTTTTGCAACAACGAAGTCAAAAGTTTCGTCATCAAGACTTTCAAACTTAGCGATAGCTTCGTCAAGTTCTTCGCCCTCAATACCGGCTTCCGTCAAAGTAGCAACTCTCTTTTCAAGAGCGGCGGCTTTTTCGATTTCTGCAACCTTAGCGATTGCTTCTTCTTTAGCAGCTTCACTAGTAGAAAGATTTTCTTCTAATTCAGCAATTCTTGCCAAAGCTTCATCAGCTTTAGCTTGGACTTCAGCAATAGCTTCGTCCTTAGCAGTAATTTCGGCTTCAAAAGTTTTAAGCTGACTTTCAATAGCTTCAGACTTCTGTGCTTCCATTTCCTGCTTCATAGTTTCGTTGGTTGCGCGAGCTTCATTAAGTTCAGCTTTCACGTCATCCAACTGTTTCTGCAATACATCGGACATATTGTTCTCCTTTATAGATGAAACAGTAACTAATTCACTTTCAAATTCACTAAAACTTTGGTTGTCATTCAAAATGACACTTCGAGGATTAGCAGGTTTAGAAACCAAGCCCTTGCCAGAGAAAGATATATTTCTTAATAAACGACCTACTGTGTAACCCTCATACTTTCCTGTTCCCCCGTAAGCCCGAAGATGTTTCGTCAAAAATGCCGAAGCGTCTTCTCTTGCTACAATTTTGGTTTGGCCTTCAGAACTTCTTAAAGCATAATCAAAATTTGGGAACATACATTCCATCGAGACAAACCATTTTCCTTCTTCAATTTCCTCGATTATATTGTGCATTCTCTCGCGAAGATCCATGTCACTCCAAGACTTATATAGTACCCCAGTTGAGATAATATTAAAGTCTGTTGGTGATCCGGCTTCTTCCCAAGACAACTTGCTATCTAACTTGTTTCCACTAAAGTCCGTAACATAGTTACCAGTAATATGTCCAATGATATCTTTTTCATTGTGCATATAATTGAACTGTTTATCTTCAGGAGTGGAACGAGCTTCCCACATTTCCTTAGCATCAAATACATCATCGTTCTTATTCCAGCCACTGCTGACTAGAACAGAACTTAAATAGTATAAATCTATTTGATCTTTATTTTCTGCTTTGGATTCATGAAGCTCAAAGAAAGACCTAGCGACAGCCTTATCAGCGGCAACTGATGCTTCGCTAGTATTTAAAGTATCGTCCTGACAAATAATATCGGAACAATACGCAATTGTGTTGTTCTCTTTAATTACTTGCTCAAGACCATCTTGTATTTCTTGTGCATATATTTTCATAATGAAGATCTCCTTACATCATAATACACAAAAAAAATATAATAGTTAATTTTTTGCCGTAAAACTAACTATAACTTGCAAACGTTGAAGCATAGATATAGCGCATTTCATCAACACTTGGTTTTCTGTTCTGTGTATCTACAAAAGATGCAACGGAGTTTTCAATGGATTGAGCGAAGTCTTTAGATGGTTTTGTGCTCGAATCAATAATTGATTTTATAACATCTGCATCTATTTCCATATAAGGTTTCATACCTGTAAGAATACATAATTTAAGATACTCCAGCTGATCAAACTCTGATTTTGTAAGGCTTCTAGCGTTTTTCTTATTATAATGTTCTAAAGCCATAGGCATGACTAAGTCAGCAATCGCCTTTTGAGCCTCGTAAGCCCATAAGGTTTTAGCTACACCCTCTCCGCTTCTAGGGAGAACTCGCTTCTGTTTTCTTGGCCCAGAATCTCTGGAGTGCATAGGTCTGCCACCATCAGGATTTTCACTGACTGGATCATACGCCTCTTCTTGTTCAGGAGACGAATTATCTTCCACCCTTTTGACCTGCTCTGTCTCCACTTCAGATTGATTTTCTGCAGGAGGCAAACCAAGAGTTTCTAGATACTCTTCACTATCAAGCAAGTCTTTTGTAATAGCTAATTTTGCAACATCGTCTGAGTGTTGTGGATTGTGAAAAGGGCCAGCCTTTCGTGGGGCAGAAGAGTCTTTATTTCTTTCTCTAGACTCTCGACGAACTCTAATCCTTTCAATTCCCGGCATCTCTCTAAATCGTTCTAATAAGGTTTCTTGAGATATAATATCTCTGTCTGCCAACTGCATTAACAACTGCTTTTGCGCAGCTTCATCAGATAATATGATTGAATCAAAATGCATTTCAGCTGGAAACCTAAAACCCATCGCCTTTTGCACCATTGCAATTTCTTGAGCCCAGAAACCTTTTAATATCTCTCTACCGTATTCTAGTCTTTCAATAAGTGTTTTCAGGCTAACATAGTTATTAGTATATCCTCCAGTTGCGCCAGCAGCACCAGTGAGTGTAGGAGGAATTCCAAGCCCAGCATAAACGCTAGTTAAAACAGGTTGGTATTTTTCTGCACCCAAAAATTTGTATACTTGAGTACTGCTTTCCTTGAAGTCGATTTCTGGACCCCAGACTAAATCCATTGTACCACCACCGACGTTACTAGCCAAAATATCACGCAGTCTATTGATAGCAGCTTTCGTAGGAATAATCTTATGATCTAAATCTCCAATAGTCCATAACCGAACATTTGAAATAGCACCATCTAGAGCCGCTAAGTCAGCGAGCTTCATTTTTTCTAACATAATAATGTCATCAAGAATAGCATAGATCATTGGGTTTGCCCAAAGATTCCAGTCATCCTTTTTGTAATGGAATACAGAAAGCTTATTTTGATCTAGCTCAATTTCTCTATCACCGTTTTTGAATTTCCTCATTATGTCGGTAGGGAGCTGTTTATTAACTCCTTTTCTACCTTGATAGCTCATCATGGAATTTATAGTGTTCTTTGAAACTTTTAAAACATATTCTAAATCCCCGGTGAACTCTCCACCATTATTTTTTACATCAACAGCCATAGGATTCAAGAAGTCATACTTCCAAGGTATAACCCTTCGTTCTACCGGAACATTTTCTATTTTCATGTCGGCGGCAGCGGTACTTCTTTTCATTTCTGCTTCTTTGTTTTTATTTATGCGAGCAGTGCGCCTTTTTACTACAACATTTCCGCATCTATACAAATAGTTCAAAAACCTTTCAGAGCGATCAATGCCATTTACATTTTCAAACCATTTTCGATAGAACTTCTCTACATTTCTATTTGGATGAACCAAAGTAATTCCTTGAGAAGCAAAATCGCCCATTAAATCAATAACGTTTCTGATGATACCGACTTTGTCATAAGCCTGCATACACATCTTGATAATACGCTTCTGTTGTTTAGGTACAGCTTCTCCGGGACGAAAAGCGGTATAGTCACTGCGGTAAAAAGAAGGTCTTACAGAGCGATTTGATTCAACATCAATGAATGTTCGATAGTCATATGCAAAAGACTTCTGTACACCATCGTAAGCGTTAACGTTGTCCGATGCCTTTTCATATGCTTTACTTCGTTCTTGTTCATCGCCCCATGTTAAGTATAGATCATCTGACATTTATATTGCTCTCCAACCAATAGTATTGTTAATTGTATTGTAAATCATTATACACACAATTAATAAATATCGCCTATATTTTCTGTAAACCATGATGGGCCATTATAGAGCGGGCCGTCATCTTTCTTCTTTTGTGGTTCATTTCTATTGGCAAAACCTCCATAATGATCGTATTCAGTAACTGACTGTTTAATACCATAATGTCTAGCACTCATATTCGCCATAATTAAAGAAGAGTAACGGTCTTTTCTAAGTCGGCTCTTTTTTCCCGCCGCTACCTTTATTTGAGGAGTATCCCATCGTTCTCTCCCCGTGGTTGTTTGAGTCATGATAAT